GGAATGAAGAAGCAGTGGCGCCGCAGCGGCAAGCTGCATTCGCGGCCGGAGCATGATGCGGCAGATGGGCAGATCGTCGACGTGGATAAGCCATTCATCGTCGGCGGCGTGGCGCTGATGTTTCCGCGTGACCCGGCCGCGCCCATCGGCGAGACCATCAACTGCGGCTGCGAAAGCCTTCCCTGGATGGAGAGCTGGGAGATGAGTACGCCCGGCCGCAAGCCGTTTACCGAAGACGAGATGGCCGGCAACCCGTTCCGCCGCGCCTTGCAGGATGCGATGGATCAATGAGCCGGCCGCGCGAGCATCAGTACTGCGGCAAGGTGCCCTACGACAAGGCCGGCGCCATCCGCGCGCTGGTCAAGCTCAAGCAGCGCCGCCACGGCGGCATGACCGAACGCCGGCACTACTGGTGCCAGCAGTGCCGGGCGTATCATCTGACGAAGATGGACGGGAACTGATGCAGAAAGACAACGAGAAGACCATCGACAAGATCAAGAAGTGCCTGGCGCTGTCCAGGAGCGCCAACGAGCACGAAGCCGAGGTGGCTCTGCGCCAGGCGCGGAAACTGATGGAGGCGCACGGCGTCACGGACCTGGACATTGAGGCGGCGGAGGCGCAGGAGCGACGCCGCAAGGCCGGGGCAAAGACCAAGCCGAGCAACTGGGAAGCTGCACTGGCAAACCGCATTTCTGGCGCGTTCGGTTGTCGCCTGCTCTTCAGCGGCGGCTGGATGAAGCCCGGTGAATGGGTGTTCATCGGCTGCGGCTCCGCGCCGGAGATTGCGCAGTATGCGTTCGATGTATTGTTGCGCCAGGTAAAGCGGGCACGCGAGGAACACATCAAGGCCAAGCTGAAGCGGTGCAAAACGGCGACAAAGACCAGGCGCGCCGATCTATTCTGTGAGGGCTGGGTGATTGCGGTTTCCGGCCACATCGACGAGTTCGCCGGCACCGAGCAGCAGACTAAGGATCTCGACGCCTACATGGCAAAGCATTACCCTAGCACCCGCGATCTCGCCACGACTGATCGAAACGACGGCCGCCGCCTGCGTGACCACGAGTACGACGACTACACTCGTGGCCGTCTGTCCGGCAAGGATGCGCAGCTGCATCATGGCGTTTCCAGCGGCGGCATCCGGCCCGCGCTCAAATAGTAACCCGAGTTAATACGCCCACCGCGCGACCCTCCCCTAGCATGGCCTCCGTACTCGCTGCGGAGGTTGTTCCTCCGCGTTATCCACGACGGAGGAAGTCATGTCCCAGCCGAACCCGAACCCGAACCCGAAGACCACCGAACAGCCGAAGCCCAAGGACGCCGAACAGCCGAAGATGACCGCCGCCGATGCGGCGAAGCTTGTCAAGCGCTCCGTGGTGAAAACCAAGGACGGCAAGCCGGTCCTCGGCGAGAAGACCAAGCAGCCGCTCACCGAGCTGGCGGCCATCGATGCAAGTGAGGTGATGGCATTCGCTGACTACGGCGATCACGTTGTCGTGGTCACCACCAGCGGCGAGAAGCTGCGCGGCGAGAAGGGCGGCAAGTAAGCGATGGCCGTCCGCATCCCGAAAGGCGGCCTGGTCGGCGAGCAGGCGTTCCGCGAGGCCACCAGCGAACTGCGCGACCTGGTCGAGCTGGTCCGCCGTGCGCTCCAGGTGCATCTGTGCGGCACGCGGGCGGACTGCTGGGTGAGCGTCGAGGCCATGTTCGCCGACCGCGCCATCGTGTCCCGTGACGCACGCCTGCTGTCCTATCCCTACACCATCACCGATGACAACCAGGTGCAGCTCGGTGCTGCCGTGGAGGTGACGCGCGAGTTCAAGCCCGTTGCATCCGGTGCAGTACCGATGCAGGAGGCTCAGGGCGCGTTCCTGGAGGCCACCGCCGACACCCAGGGCCTGAAGTGGCAGGTGCGCGTCATCAAGGCGGGCGCCTCGGGCAACAACAACTACTACCCCGACACCGCGCTGCGCGAAGCCGTGCCGCTGTTCGACGGTGCGCGCGTGTTCGTCAAATCGGACGCAGAACACCTCAACACCGAGGGCAAGGATTTCCGCAACCTCATCGGCCGCCTCTCCGCTCCCCGCTTCGTCGAGGGCGCGAAGCGCGACACCGGCGAGATCCAGGCCACCCTGGAGCTGCTGGAGTCGGCCGGCGTCCACACCAAGCTGCTGGAGGCGTGGAACCGCGGCATGGCCGACCTGTTCGGTTTTTCCATCGACGCCAATGCGCAGAGCAAGAAGAACGGCCGTCTGCGCGAGGCCGTCAAGTTCACCAAGGTGCATTCGCTCGATCTGATCATCGAGCCGGGCGCCGGCGGCGAACTGATCCAACTCATCGAAGCAATCAACCCGGAGGCACAAGCAGACATGAAACTGCGCGACCGCATGATCGAGGCCATCAAGAAGGCCAACAAGGGGAGCCTGCCTGCCGGGCTCGATATCGAGAACGATGAGGCGCTGGAGGCAGCGTTCCGCGAGGCCATTGCGAGCGACGAGAGCGGCCACGGCCGCAGCCCGGCGGCGGGAGTGCCCACCGCCGGTGACGTCGTCACCCGCGATGACCTGCGCATGGTCGAGGCTCGCGCCGAGATGCGTGTGCTGATCGCCGAAAGCAACCTGCCCGACGTGGCCAAGCAGAAGCTGCGCAAGCAGTTCGACGGCATGGAGCGTTTCACCGAGGCGAACGTTGCCGCCGCCATCACCGCCGAGCGCGACTACCTGGCACGTTTCACCGAGTCCGGCAAGCCGGTCGAGCTGGGCGGCGAAGGCCGCGTCCAGGCCGGCGAGGATCGCCGCGAGAAGGTGGGCGCGATGCTGGACGACTTCTTCGGCGGCAAGCTGTCGTCGTTCCGCGAATGCTACATCGACATCACCGGCGACAAGCGCGTCACCGGCCACCTGAAGGACTGCGACCAGGCGCGGCTGCGTGAGGCCATCGACACCACCCAGTTCGGCGACGTGCTGGGCCTGGCCATCACCCGCCGCATGCTGGCCGACTACCGGGCGCCGTCCGTCTATGACATGTGGCGCAAGATCGTCAACGTGGTGCCGGTCAATGACTTCCGTTCCCAGGAACGCACCCGTGTCGGCGGCTATGGCGATCTCGCCGCTGTGGCCGAAAAGGGTGCTTACCTGGCGGTGACCTCGCCGGACGACGAGAAGGCGAGCTACGCGGTAACCAAGCGCGGCGGACTGGAGACCGTCTCCCTGGAGGCGATCAAGAACGACGACGTCGGCGCCATTCGTCTGATCCCGACCAAGCTTTCGCGCGCCGCCAAGCGCACCCTGGGCAAGTTCGTGTTCGACTTCATCCGTACCAACCCGAACATTTACGACGGCACCGCGCTGTTCACCGTCGGCCACGGCAACCTGGGTGCCGCCGCCCTGGACGCCACCAGCCTGGCCGCGCGCCGCCTGGCGATGCTGAACCAGCCCGAGCTGACCTCGGGCGAGCGCCTGGGTATCGGCCCGAAATACCTGATCGTGCCGAACGATCTGGAGCAGACCGGCGTCGACCTGTTCGCGCGCAACACAAACAACGACAAGTCGTTCATCAATAGCCTGTCGCTGGAGGTGTTGCCGGTCTGGTATTGGACCGATGCCAACGATTGGGCGCTCGCCGCCGATCCGCTGGACATTCCGGGCCTGGAAATCGGCTTCCTGGACGGCAACGAAGAGCCGGAGCTGTTCATCCAGGATCTGCCCAACGCCGGCTCGCTGTTCAGCAACGACCAGGTCACCTACAAAATCCGTCATGTGTATGGCGGCAACGTGACCGACCACCGCGCCTTCGACAAGTCTGTGGTGGCGTAAGGGAAGGGATAACAACCAAGGGGCAGGGATGCCCCACCTATTTCCGGTGGCCGTGATGCTGAGTGATTTCCAAACGTTGACCGACAGCCTGGTGCGCGATGAGGAGGGGAAGATATCCACCCCGCAGCGCGACCAGGCCATTGCCCTGGCCGTGGTGCGCTACGGTAAGGACCGGCCGCGCGAGCTGGTGGAAGACGCGACCGGCGACGGCACCCAGTATCTGGCGCTGCCCGCGCAATGGGAGACCGGCATCTCCGGCCTGCGCGCCATCGAGTACCCCATCGGCGCGATTCCGCCGACCTACATCCAGCCGGGCTGCTGGGGCATCTACAACCTGCCGGGCGGCGTGCAGAAGATCGCCATGCAGCAGGGCATCGCGTTCGGTGCCGATGCACGGCTGACCTATACGGTGAGCCACACCGTTACTGACGTTGTCGATACCGTGCCGGTCACCAACCGCGAGGCGGTAGCCTGCTGGGCCGCCGCGCTGCTGTGCGACCAGCTCGCTGCGCTCTACTCGGGCACATCTGACCCGACCATCCAGGCCGACAGCGTCCAGCACCAGAGCAAGGCCGCCGAGTTCGCCAAGCGCGGCAACGCGCTGCGCACCCGCTACTACAACGAGCTGGGCATCGACCCGAAGCGCAACGCCGCCGCCGGCGCCGTGGTCAATCTCGATCTGCCGAACAGCCTGGGTCAGGACCGCCTGACCCATCCGGCGAGGCTGCGCTGATGGCCGAGATTGCGGCCGTATCGCTGGACACTGCGCAGCTGGAGCGGCTGGGGCAGGCGTTTCGTGCGGCTCCGGCCATCGCGCGCGAGGAGTTCGGCAAGGGCCTGATGGAGGCCCTGCTGCTGGTCGAGCGCGAGGTGAAAGAAAACACGCCCACCGGCGTCACCTCGGCGCTGCGCGGGTCCGTCACCAGTCAGTTGCAGGGCACTGCAGCAGGCGATGAGCTGCGCGGCAGAGTGTTCAGCAGCCTGGCGCATGCCGCGCCGGTGGAGCTGGGCACCAAGCCGCACTTCCCGCCTCTGGCGCCACTGCGCGACTGGGTCATTGCTCGCCTCGGCGTGCCGGCGGCAGAGGCGGAATCAGTTGCGTTCCTGATTGCCCGCAAGATCGCCAGCAAGGGCACCACCGGCCACCACATGTTCGAGCGCGGGCTGTCCGATACATCGCGCCAGGTGCTGGATATTCTCGGCCGCGCCATCGACAGGATATTCGCGCGCCTCGGAGAGGCCGGCTGATGGCCACCCTGGCGCAAATCCGCGCGGCCATCAAAGCCGTCTTGGAGGGTGTTGCCAGCGTCGGCCAGGTGCATGAATACGAGCGCTACGCCACACGCGAGAAAGAGCTGCGCGATCTGTTCCTGGACGCCGGCAGCGGCCGGCTGCTCGGCTGGGTGTTCTACCGCGAGCGAACCAGCGAGCAGGAGTTGGACATCGGCGAGGTGCGCCGTCTGCACGCTTGGCGCATGTACGGATTCATGGGCCTAGACGACGCCAGCCAAACCGGCCTGCTGTTCGATGACCTGGTGGAGTTGGTAGCGGGGGCCTTCCGCGCCGATCCGACCCTGGGCGGGCTGGTGCTGGCTACCAAAGACTTGAATCAATCCCGCGGCGCGATGGGCCTCCAGGTGGAGCGCATCGAGCCGGTGATGTTCGGCGGCGTGTTGTGCCATCGCGCAACGCTGTCGCTGTTGACCGAAACCACCGAGGACATTTGATATGCCTGACATGCTCACTCGCCGCAAGGTGTTTACCGCGAAAGTCGAAGGGACCAAGGGCGTCGACGCCGTGCCCACCGTGGTCGATGACCTGATCATTCCCAACGGCGATCTCAACGTCGCCGTTCCCACCGAGCAGGATGCCGGCGACGGCGACCTGAAGGGCACGTTCGGCCCCGGCGACTCCATCACCCTCAAGCAGGCGCTGCAAACGGAGATCACCTCCCGCGTGCGCGGCCTCGGCCAGGGCGCCACCGCGCGCCTGGTGCCGGACCTGCATCCGCTGCTGCTCGGCTCGGGCCACAAGGTCACCACCAGCGGCGACGGCGCGGCCACGCCGCGCAGCGCACAGTACAAGCCCACCAGCAATCCGGCCGAGCTGGCGTCGTTCTCGGCGTATGCCTACGAGGACGGCCTGCTGTACAAGCTGCTCGGCTGCGCCAACTCGCTGTCGTTCGAGGCGAGCATGGCGGTGCTGATGGCCAAGGCCAGCATCCAGGCGCCTTATGCCGTGCCCACTGTCGTCGCGGTGCCGGCGGTGACGATGCCGGACGAGGAGATTTTCCGCATGACCGCCACGCTGTGCGCCGTCACCGAAGGCGGCGCGGCAGTGAAGATCGGCTCGTTCACCTTCGACCCCGGCGTCGAGGTGCAGGAGGCCTACGAGACCGGCGCGCACTTCTTCGAGGTGGCGAACCGCAATCCGACCATCGCCATCGACCCGCGCGCGGTGGCCACCGCCGCCGACTGGAACGCGCTGACCAATGCGGCGTCTATCGCCATCGTGGCGACGTTCACCAACTCGCTCGGCGAGACGCTGGTGTTCAGCGCGCCGAAGTGCGTCCCGACCGAAGTGTCTGCCGGCGACCGCGCCGGCCGCATCACGCGCCAAAAGAAGTTCTCCCTCAAGGAGACCACCAGCGACGATCAATACACCATCACCTGGACGAGCGTGCTCTAACTATGGCTATCCGTGTTCACCGCCCCGGCAAGGTTTTCGAGTTCATCCTGGAGGCCGACCGCGAGTCGGCGCAGCCGACCGTGTTCGACATTCGCCCGCTGAGCTGGGAGGAGGACGAACAGATCAAGGCGCTCTCTCCGCTGACGCCTGAGCAGTCGCTCCAGATCAACGCCATCCGCCTGCATGCCGAGTCCGAGCGGCGCGGCCTCTCCGTCGAGGAGCTGGCGCGCATCAACGAGATTGCGCCGGCTGATCGGGAGTTCATGGGCAAGCTCACCGCGCAGATGGCGCGGGCAGCCGGCTTCGGCCTCACCGGCGTGCGCAACCTGGTGGACCTGGACGGCGCCGCCATCGATGCCGCTGCGGCCGACGTGTTGCGCATGCTCTCGGCCGACCAGGTGCGCGAGCTGGGCGCGGAGGTGATCCGCATCACGCGACTGTCGGCGGCCGACGCAAAAAACTGAGACGCGCCGCCCGTGCATGGGCACTGGGCGGCGCGTGCGAGCAGTGTCCACGACTCGGTGTGTTCCCGTCCGAGTGCCGCGAGGCAGAACCGATCTACTGGCGTGACGACATCGATCCGGACGTGGTGTGTCCGGTGCTGCTGGTACCGGAGTACGAGGATTTCATCACCGCGTACACGTTCTACGAAAAATCCATCATGCCGCGCGCTGTGGGCTGGACCGAGCAGCCGCGGTATTGGGTCGACGCAATAGAGATCGTGCGCGACCAGGTGGGCAAGGCGGCGCAACTCATACGCGAGCGAATCAAAGAGCAACATGGCGATAGCGGTAGGCAATAACGGCGAGGTGGCCGTCGTCCTGAAGGTCCAGGACGACGGCTCCGTCGTGCTCGAACGTTTCGGCGACAAGGCCGAGCGTGAGGGCGAGCGTGCCGGCGGCGCCTGGGGCAAGTACAGCAAGATGGCCGCAGGCGCCTCCGTCGCGATGGCGACTGCGGCCGCTGCAATGGTCATGCACTCGGCGAAGGTCGCCGACGAGGCGGTGAAGACCGCCGACCGGCTCGGCATGACGGTCGAGCAGCTCACCGCGATGCGCTACGCTGCGGAGTTGGCTGGCGTCGGCAACGCAGAGCTGAACGTCTCCCTCCAGATGATGAGCCGCAACCTGGCCGACGCCGCGAACAACGCTGGCCCTGCCAAGGACGCCATAAGCATGCTGGGCCTGGATGCCAAGGCCCTCGCCGAGATGGAGCCGGATCAGGCGATGATGGCCATCGCCGACGCGCTGGAGGGGATCGAGAATCCCGCCCAGAAGACATCGGTGGCAATGGACCTGTTCGGCCGCTCAGGTGCCGGCATGATCAACGTCATGAAGGGTGGCGCGCCGGCCATCCGTGCCGCGATGGAAGAAGCACGCGAATTCGGCCAGGTGATCTCCGAGGAGGCCGCTCGCGACGCTGAGCGCTTCAATGACAACCTCACACGCCTGACCAAGACCGTCTCCGGCGCAGGCAACGTGATGGCCGCCGAGTTGATGGGGCCGCTGGCCGACGTAACCGGCGCGCTGATTGAGAGCGCCAAGGAAGCGCAGCTGTTCGACGGCGCTGCGGCAGTGCTGTCGTTCACGCTGAAGGGTGTGGTGAGCGTCGGTATCGGCGCGGCTACCGTGCTCGGCAAGGTCGGCACCACCATCGGCGCCGTGGCGGCGGCCGCGGTCGAAGTTGCGCAAGGCAACTTCGGCTCTGCCAAGGCGATCATGGTCAGCCTCAATGCCGATCTGGCCGAGATGGACCGCAAGGCGATGGAGCGCGTGGCCAACCTGTGGAAGGCTAAGGAGGCGGCCGACGCTGTCGCCGGCACCACACGCAGCAGCGGGACCATTGTTGTGCCGGAGGATACCGAGGGCGAGGCCAAGGAGGCCGAGAAGCGCCGCCAGGAGCTGGAGAAGCGCCTGGAGGACGTGCGCCTCGCGCTGCTCAGCGAGCAGCAGCTGTTGGCTGAGAAATACGCCGTGGACCAGGCCACGCTCCAGGAGGCGCTGGTGGCGAAGCTGCTCACCGAGGATGCCTACGAGCAGCAGCGCGCGGCGCTTGCCGCGCAGTACGAGGAGGCGCGCACCGAGAAGAGCCGCGCCGAGATGGAGCGGTATCACGGTGAGCTGGCGAACAAGCTGGCCGCGGCGGATGCCGCGCACATGACGGAGATGGAGCGCCTGGAGGCGTGGCACCTGGAGCAGGAGATGCTGCTGGAGGAGCTGCGCCAGGAGAGCCTGATCGGCGAGGCGGCCTACGACGAGCGCAAGATGCAACTGGCGCAACAGTACGAGGCGCGGCGCACGGCGCTGGAAGATGCCGCGCTGAAACAGCGCCACGGGTTGCAGGCGGTGTATCGCGCCGCCGATTTGACCTCGGCACAGGCGTGGATGGGCAATATGTCCGCGCTGATGCAGAGCGGCAACAAGGAGATGTTCGAGGCCGGCAAGGCGGCCGCCATCGGCGAGACC